CAGAGTCTTAACTGAAACAATTGAGATGCTAAGTGCTGAAATTATCAATAAACCAATCAATGACGTTAACATTCACATTAAATTGGAATCTCTTCTCAAAGATCAACACATTGAGAACTGGAAAAGTCAACAAGCTAGAATTATAGTATGGCAAAGAAAATGCATTTGTGCTCTCTACACCGGAGCTTTTGTTGAAATTAAAAGACGATACAAGGCAATTTTTAAACAAAATGTAGTGTATGCAGATGGCTTACGTGGAGATGAATTATCATCTTTTTGCAGATTGTTCACGGATATTGATGGATTTTACGAAAATGACTTAACAAAACAAGACCGACAAACCGATAAACCAGTGCTACAAGTGGAATTTGCCATCTACAGACTTTGTGGATTACACCCCATTATCTTATCAAGTTGGCAATACATGCATAACACTTGGAGATTCAAATCTGATCATTATAGAGGTACAGGAGATCAGATGCGTTTAACCGGACAAGCTACCACTGCTCTAGGGAATGCAATAACCAACATGCAAGTTCATGCCAAATTCGTATGTGACAATCAATCAAGAATCAAAATGATGATGTTCTTAGGTGACGACATGGTGATGCCATGTTCTTTGCCCCCTGCTACCACAAAGTTGAGAAATTATATAGCTAGTGCATTCAACATGCAAAGTAAGGATTCTTATAAGAAGAATCATGGAACATTTTGCAGTATGATACTATACAAGACACTAGATGGTCATATAGAACTTGGACCCGATTTTGTGCGTCTCAAATTCAGATACGAAGTCACCAATGGTGTACATGAGTCAACTGATGAAAACCTATTAGCCAGAAGTTTATCATATTTAACCATGATAGGTGGAACGCCAGAAGTTCAAGCTATTATTTCAGCTAATGGTTTACCAATCAAACTTGAACAGTATTATAATTTCACCTATTTGGTCACCGGAATAGCAGACAAATATGACATGACAGAAGACCAAGTAATTGGATATTATCACAATCTTTTAGAATTGATTGTGCAACAGAGTGTTTACACTCATAAATTTTCCGTTTTCTCTAGCAAGAGTAGATGGTAATGTATTTTAAATTAAGGAAACCCG